CAGGATGGTCAGGCCGGTCTGCGAGATGACCTGCACCGCAGACAGCGTCTGGGTGTGACCGGACAGAAAGACGATGATGTCGTTGTTGCCGGCGTTGGTGAACGCCTGGGCGGCAGTGGCCAGGGGGCGGAGGCGGCTCTGTCCTGCAGGCGCAGCGGCGTCTACCCCACCCACAGAATTCACGTAGTAGGTCACCCCCGACTGAGTGATCGGGCCGCTGGCAGTAGCTAGCGGGGCCCCTGTAGAGCCTCCGAAGCCACCGGTATGTTGAATGACTGCCATGTATTCCTAAAAGAACGGGCCAGGGAGCCAGCTGGGAGGAGGAGCGGCTGCCTGGCCCGGCGGGGTGTACATTTGGTTGCGAATCAGCCGTTTCTGTCCTTCACACGGTAATCGCTGCCGATGCGAACAAAAGTAATGACTGTCGCGTCGTAGCCTGAGGGGAAGTCGTTGGCCACCGACGGCAAAGCGGCGCCCTTGTAGGCAGAGTTCCAGGACAGTCCGATTGGATTGCCGGTGCTCTGTATGACCAGCGTCAACTCCTCGCCATCGTCGAGCCCGCTGGGCGCACCGATCGAAAATGTGCCGGACGTGTCAGCAATCACGAAGCGATGCACGCGGAATGTGCTGGCGTCTATGGTCGCCGACACCGTCAGATTGCCATGGTCTTTCAGGAGCACCATCCCGTTACCGCTCCTTTGCAACCATGATGTAATCGACGTCCATCGTCTTCGCGACCGCCTCGCCGTTCTGAACACCGAACGAGACGGTCAACTCCTCGTCATCCACCAGGTTCGTAACCGCTGACTTGGCGATGCGCTGGTCGTCCTTGAACACGAAAATCGTGCTCACGCCGTCGTAGTAGAACCCTAGGGTCATCCACGTGTCGTTGGCCACCGTGGAGGCGGCTGTTTGCGTGGTTGCCGTCGAGTCCTTGATGACGACGAAATCCAGGTTCGCGTCGCCATCGTCCTTCCGGAAGTACACGCCGTCAGTGACTGCCAGCGGTGTGGTGTCCGTGATTTGCAGCCCCATGACGAAGTCAGACTGGGTAGCGTCCGACACCTTCATGCGGGCCTTGAACCACAGTTTCTTTCCGGCGATGAACTTCCACGTCTCAACCACTCCGGCGGCATCATCACCGCTCCACTGCGGAAATGTCGCGTTGTCATCGGCCGCGGCATTGGTGAGCCTAACAACGCCGCCGTCTGCGTTCTGAATGGCGCCTGTCCCCGCTGCAGTTCCGCTTACGACCCACTGGTCAGCTTCCCAGTTGTCGAAGTCGTCAAACCAGACGTGGAACGCCGTCGGGTCCGGGAACGGGAGCTCCTCCGTCGTGGTTCCGATTTCCGAGGTGTTTACCCCGCCCTGATGTCGCGTGACCGGCATGTGGTCCTCTCAGGCGGCCGAGAAATAAAAGCCGCGTGGGTCAGTCCACTTGCGGTCCCAGCGAGCCGAGATGAGGTACGTAAGCACCTCGGTCAACTCGGTGTACTCGGACCGGCTCTTGGGCTTCATCCGCCACTTGAACTTCAGACCGTCCGGAGCGTCGGTGATGACACCCCAGTTGGTCGTGGAGCCGTTCCAGTACTTGACCTCCACCGGCTTGATGGACAGCGAGCGAACCACGTTGGTGTCGTTGTTCGCTGTGCCCGGGGCGTTCGTGGTCTTCAGGATGGTTTCCCAGGAGCCCCACTGGGCCGTGGGGAAGACCACCTTCTCGACGTCGTAGCCCTCGATGAGACCATCGTGTCCAGGCAGCTGGGCCACGTTGTTCCGGATGGTCACCAGCGCCGCCATCGAAGGCGACATGGCCACCGACAGGGTGTTGGAGAACGTCCCGCCCATCGGGATGGTGTGCGCCGAGTTCGCCAGCGACAGCCCGTCTCCGCCCGTGTAGGCCGAGTTGGCCGCCCGGTTGAGTACGTTCGCGCAGTCGTACTCGATGGTCTTCTTCAGGGCTCGCTTGAGCCGGCGAGCGGCGGCAATGTACTTGTCGTTGTACATGCCGTCCTCGTTCATCTCCATCGAGACCCGCAGGCCGCCGCCGAACTTCCGCGGGCGGTAGCGAGTCACAGCGCCGTCTTCGATTGAGAAGATGTCCAGCGCCTGCGCTTCGTCCTTCTCCCCCAGGAGACCCGGGCCACCGTTCTCCAGTTCGTCTGAGAAGGCCCCGGACATCGTCCCGAAGCTGAAGTATTTCTGCGCAACCAGGTCCTCGAATCCACCGTCCAGGTCGTCCGTGACGATATTGTCGAGGGTCTTTTGTAGGGTCCGTGCCCCTGATGCTGTGGTGATCATGGGTTAGGTCCCTGTGGTCGAGCCGACCTGAGTGCCCTGGATCAGGTTGAACTCCACTTCGATCTCGACTCCAGTCGCCGAGAAGTCAGTGCTGGCGATGTCCGGAATCGCCAAGATGCGAAGGTCCTCTGCCGTAGTGGCGTGGCCGCTGATGTCAGCGACGTGCCCGGAGCGGTCGCCAGCGGCAGTACCCGCCGCGAAGTCGACGTTCTCTTGTACGAACGCCTCGTAAGCAGCCTGGGTCGTCGCCGTGGTGTTGTCGTCACAGGTGATGCGAAACACCTGGCCAACCACCGGAATCACGTACGCCCGCGACTGGCGGCTCATATTCGAGCTGTAGGTCACGGTCGCGACGTAGGCCGGGGCCGGTCCCACAAACCCCGTCGAAGCGTTGTAGTTCTGCGCCATCCCGTCGAACACGCCGTAAACAGCGTCGTTGGTGGCGGCCAGCTGAATGGTGCCGTCGGAGATGATCTTCACCGGGGCCCCGCGGCCCAGGGAAGTTGCATACGCCGAAGCGATGACACGGGTCTCTCGGGGCGGCTCGCTGGTGGGAGCGCTCTTGCTCCGAACCCAGCGGAAGCCGATTGCATTTGGTCGGTTGGCCATGGTTATCGGTCCTGTTCAACGCTGGCGTGCAGCGAGTACGTATCGTCCCCGCGGTACCCGTCGAATTCCTTGTCCTTGTCGGGCCGCTTGATTCGCTTGGCGATCATGTCGGCGGTGTTCCAGCAGGCCTGCTGAGCCTCCTCGAACTGCTCGATGGGAGCCGACATGAGAACCGGGCCGCCCATGCACGTAATCGGAGCGCCGTCTTTGTAGACGCCGACAACGGGCCTCGGGCCGTCCTTGCGGTAAATCTCGGGCTCGTACCCCATCGACTCGTACATGGCAGTGCCAGTGATTGAGTCGTTGGGATTGACCCAGACGTAATGCTTCGACGGGTCTTTGCCCCGGACAGCATCCAGAGCTCGGTAGCCAGCCGTTAGACTGGCCGGGGGATCGATGCGCTTTCGCGCAGGCATGCGTACCTCAGTTCGGTGATTCCGCCTGAGCCTCAGAACCCGCGCGCCGGGAGGCGTTCCCAGCGGGGCGATGAGAGGGGAGGAGGTTTCGCCAGCCCGGTTACCCGGCGGCCAACGGCTCCTCCGAGCCGCATGTTTAGGCTGAACGAACTAGGACGGCTTCGTCAACACTTGCCCACGACGTAACCGTTACGCCCCGCCCTTCATCTTCACGTTCTTGTACCAGTAATCGACCTTTTGCTTATCCGACCAGGCGGAATATTTGCCAGTGGCGCCGTTGAAGTAGGAGAGAGCCGCGCCAACCTCCTGCTTGGTCAAAGCGACCTGGTTGCCGTTCTGACCGCTGGCGCCGGCGCGCCCGGGAGTGCCCGAGAGCTTGGCCTTCTCGCCATTGGTGGGCGGAGGGGCCTTCTGCCCGATGCCATGGCGCTGGAACACCTTGGCAGCGGCGTCCTTCATCGTGCCGAGGCTGTGGGCCTTGCCGGCTCCCTTGAGGCGGATGAACTCGGCGTTGACCTCGTGGTAGAGGTCCATCCGTCCGCCCTGGTCGGGGAACATGTCGGGGAACTCGGCCCGCATGACCGTTTCCTCATAGGACATCTGCGGCTGTTGCTGCTGGCGGGGCTGCTGCTGGCGCATGACCAGCGCAATCCGCTCGTTCTCCAGCTCTTCATAGGCCTCCTGGGCCTTGGCGAAGTCAACCTGCTGCTTGGGGTCGGAGATTTGGGCCGAGATGGACGACTTGAGTCGTGTGATCTCGGTGAGCCGCTGCTTGATGGGGTCGGGGGCCTGTTGCTGCTGGACGGGGGGCTGGTAGACCGTCTGGGGGCGACTGGCCTGTCCCTCCAGTTTCGCCAAGCGCTCGGTCATCTCCGCTTTCTCAGTCTCCCACTGCTTCTCCTTGGCCTTCATCTCCCGGGCCCAGGAGCGCTTTCCGCGCTTGTCTAGGACGCTCGTGTCAACGTCGCTGTCGTCGTCGTCATCGTCAGACAGGGTGTGCAGGATTTGCCCCTCGGGGAGCTGTTGCTCCGCGGGCTCTTCAGTCTGCGGCTCTTGAGTCCGTTCAGCGGTGTCCATGGGTCTCCTTACACAGTTCCATCGTCGACAAACTCGGGGTCATTGCGGTCCCGCGTGATTTCGCGGTCGCACAGAGTCACCTTGCCGGTGGCCCTGTCCATCTCGTACCAGAGGTCGCCCTCCTGGAAGTGGTCGTAGAGGTCCACGCCGGCCGTCACGTCGCCGGCCCGGCAAATGAGAGCAGCGTAGACCTTGCCGTTGACGGTGTACGCCTTCTCCCAGCGGGAGAGGCGGTTGCACACGACAAGGTCGCCGAGCCCGATGCCCATCGAGTACAACTGCTCCCAGCCGGCGGCTCCAGCGGCGACGATGAGACCCTTTTGGGCGGCCATGACGTCCTTCGTTTGCCCGGCGAAGTGAACCTTTTTCTTGGTCCCGTCGGGCATCTCAACATCCATGCCGTCTTCCTCATCTTTGGACCCGACCATGACGACAAACACGCGGTCGTGCAGCGGCATCCATGGCGGTGGCTCCACCCCGAAGTATTTCAGCCGGCCTTCCAGTCGCGGTGACGTCGTCGGCACCTTCATCTTGTCGCTCACGTCGGTTCTGCCCCCTTCGCTTCTTTGATGTCTGCAATCAACTGCCTCAAGACCGCACACCGGCCACCCAAGCCGGAGACCTCTGTCAGTTCGTGGCCATTGGCCGACGCCTGCTCCAGCCGACCAAGCCAGTGCTCATGGGCCGCTCTTAGCTGCTGGACTAGGTGCTGAGTGCCAGGGTGGTGTTTCCAGTCCTCCACCACCTCCACCGGCACCGTTGAGTAGTCGGTCCTCATGCGGCCGCCATCTCAGGTTGAGGGCCGGGAATGCCACCTTCTGGTGGGAGTCCGCCCATCGGAGGCCCGCCCTCGGGCGGAAGCGGCTGGCCGTCGGGGCCCACGGCCATGCCCGGCGGGGGCGGGGGAGGCATCATCGGCGTTCCCATCGGGACCTCCGGCATGTCTGGGGGAGGGCCCAACTGGGGAATCAGGTCCTGCTGCTTCCGAGCGCGCAGGACGTTGACCATTGCGTGGTAGCGAATGGCCGCTGCGGGGTCGGGCATCGGAGCGCCGGGCGGAATCGGCGGAAAGACGCTGTTTATCATCGCCAGGATTTCGTCTGCCTCGGCAATCTTCTGGGCCCGTGACGTGAACTGCAGGTCGGCCGTGAAAGAGACGTCGTAATTGCGCCGGTACATCTCCCGGGTGATGCGGATGGTCCCCTGGCCAGCGGTCTTCTTGCGGTAGTCCGCCAGGTGATCGTTGACCTGCACGAACTCCTCGTCAGGCATGAACGTCGCCAGGAGTTCGGCGTCGTTCTTCAGCAGCTGGACCAGGAACGCTACGAACTTTTTGGCCCCTGCCGTGAGCTGCTTGGATGCCTTCTCCGCACGGGTGGCTACACCCCGAAAGGTCTCGCCAGACTTCCCCGGCTGGCCGGACATGATGCCGGGAGCGGCCACGGCTCCATCGGACCACTCGTTGACGTTGCGAACGATGTCCAGTAGCTGAGGGTTGGCCGGGCCGGGACGGTACTCCTTGAGTACCTTGCTGATGTCATCCGAGACGTTCTTGAGAACCTTGATTTGGTTAGGGACGAGAGCCGCCGACTGCCCCAGTCCGAGGTCCGCAGTCGACAGGATGGCGGGACAGTTGTTGGCCGTCGCTTGGTCGTAGAAGCGATTGAGCGCTTCGTCGCTGGCCTCGTTGAACGGCCGGAGAACGTGTCCGATACCCAGGCCGAGCATCCCCTGCGGGTTGTAGGCGTACCTGCCGTGCGTGAACATCTCGATGGGCACACGTCGAACGGGCTGGGGAGGCTGCAGAGCGCCGGTCTCGTCCGGCTGGGCCCAGGCGGGAGGCATCGGAGGCACGGGAGGGGGAGGTGGCTCCGGGGGAGGCATCGGCATCCCCGTCATGGGGTCCGGCAGCGGCGGGGGAGGTCCCTGGGCCATGATCGCGGCGTGTTCGGCCTCGCGCTGCGGGAAGCTCGCCGCCTCTTCCTGGAACGACTGCAGCTCGGCGGTCTCACGGTCAAAGCGCATCTGGTCCCGCCAGTCGGCTTTTTCGCGGATGTACAGCTTCGTGACGATCTTCTTGTCGGCGCGCGTGGGTCTCGCCCGGCATCCGGTAGCGCCCGTGGTACTCGAAAAAGACGTAGGGTGAGTTGCGCGTGTTCGGCTCGGTCGGCTTCTGGAGGCCTTCCTGGTTATCTCCCTGATCCCGCACGACGGTGGTCATGAAGTCGAAGCCGGGAGGGGACGCCTTCAGGACTTCGTCAACCTGCGACCACTCGCCGGAGTCGCGCAGGTCTTCTAACTCGTGCTTGTCCTTGCGCAGGATGCGCGTCTTCCATGGGACCTCGTGCATGTCCACCGACTTGGCCCGGAAGACGTAGGGAACCACACGGTCATCGCAACTGAGCACCTCGTGCTCATTCCGGCCGTTGACCTGGTCACGGTAGGAGTAGGCGATAACCGACCCGAACAGGTAGAACTCAGTGAGCGCCTCTTCCATCGTCGATGAGAGGAAGTCCGGCATCTCATTGCGCATCCGCCAGTTGCCGTGAACCGTGAGAATCTCGGCTACTTCGTCATCTTCGGGCCCGGTAGGGCGGACGCCGTAGACCAAGTCAGGATCTTCGAAGATTTCCGTGTACGTGTTTGCGACCACCCTCTGGGTTCTCTCCAGCATCACGGGCATATGGATGTTGGCACAGCCGGGGAATGGGAACGTCTTGGTCCGCATGTACCCGACATAGAGACTCGTGATGCGCTTGTGGTTCTGCCGGTGCTGCTCGGAATCGTCCCAGCCCTGGTTCGTGTCGTCGCAAGCTTGCTTCGCAACGGCCGCGAGAAATTCTTTCCCAGGAGTGGTCTCGTTCTCCTCAGCGTCGCCAAGAAAGAAATCGACGAGATTGGGGGCTTCTGGGTCCCAGTTCGAGATCGCTCCGTCGGTGTCCTTCGGCTTGTCCTCTTCCAGAGGCTCAGTTGACGTAGTTCCTTGGTCGTAGCCAGACATGGGTCAGTTCCCCCAATAGCCGAAAGACCCGCGGCTCACGGGGGAAGGCTTGTCCTCCCAGATGTCGTCGATGGGATTGCGGTCCTCCTGGCCGGACGGGACAGGGTTCGCAGCGCAGGCGTAAGAAACAGCGTCGTACCAGTGGTCTGGCCCGCCCTTGGCCGGAACTTCCGGGTCAGTCTCGTCAGTCGGCAGGGACGGAATCGTGGAAATGCACTTGCCGCAGCCTCGAAAGAACTGGATGGCGGCTCGGCCGCTGTACCCGCGCTGGCCTAGGCGCCTGACAAGCTGCTGGGCAGCTGACCTTCGCCCCTTGGTGGCCTTCTGCCAGTAGACCCCCTCGCGGGCCATGTCGTCGGCCATCGTCGGGCCCTTGCGACCGCGCTCCTCCCACAGTTGGTTGTCCATCCAACCAGAGATACGGGAAGACCTGCGGACCCTGTCCCACTCGCCGTTGGCCTGCTCGATGTCGCGGATTTCTCTGGCGACCTCGCCAGCGTCGTGGCGCTTCTTGGCCTTCGCGCCGTTAAAGGTCTTTTCCCGGTAGCAAATCAAGTCCCTCTCGGGATTGACCGCCCACCACAGAATCACGCACTCCTGTTTGTATCCCCAGTCCCCAGAGCGGAACCGCGCCCAGCCTGAGGGGATGCGGAATGAGTCGATGACGATGCGGCTCGCCTCCCACAATTCAGCGAAATAAGCGCCCGGAACAACGAACCAATTGCCCTCAAAGAGGGCCTGGCGGATGTGAAGCGGACGGTCTTTCAGGCTGGCTTCGTACTGCGCCCGAAACTCTGGATCAGGATTGTCCGACAGGCGGGCCGGGAGGAATACCCGGGTACGCCTGCGGACTTCGCCGCTGTCCAGTTTGATGTCCCTGCCGAATACCTCGCCGCCGCCAGGGTTGGGCTCAACGTAGTAGTCACGCACCCAGTTGGCGGCCGGATTGGACATCGCCCGCACCTTGAGCATGCTCCGCAGGACCCGATCGGTGGACCGGACGCGGAGGGAGAGTTCGTCGTACGAGTCCTTCTCCTCGATCTCTCCGATCTCATCGATGCCCAGCCACGTGTACTCATTGGACCGGTAGTTGAGGAACGAGTCCTTGTCCTTGAGGTGGCCGAACTGATACTGAAACCCCGAACGGAACGTGAACTTGTGAGCGTTGGCGTCCCACCTGACGTCCGGGTCCAGCGCCGAGAACAGCCGCTTTGCGCGGGCTATCGTCTGCTCAAGACGCGGGAACTCTTTGCGGAGGTGCAGGGCCCATCCCGGCGCCTGTCCCCAATTGAACTCTCCGGCCTCGCAGCGCTTGTGCTGGATGACGATTTGTGGATTGGCGTCCATCAGCAGGACGAGCGATTTTCCGGGCCCTGCCGAACCGCCTCCTAGAACTTCGTCCTCAGTTCGATCGTGGTACGCCTGTCCCCACGGAGATGGCCTGTACGCGCCCGGGATGGCCGCCGAAACGACGTACGTGGCCCCGCCGATGGTCATCGTGACGCTCACGTCTGCACCGGAAGCCCCTCGTGGGTCGTGACAACGCAGGTGAACTGGCAGGCCGCTACGGCATCATCTCGAACATCCAGCGTGATGACCCGATTGGTGGCATCGATGGTGTACCGCGCGTCGCAGGCAGCCGCAGACTCGTACGTGCGCTCGAATGCCTGCGGGAACGCAACTGCAATGGTCCCCGATACAGAGTGGTAGGAGGCGACGAGCTTGTAGGAGGCCCAGACAGTCGCAGAAAAAGCCTCGATGTCCGCCTCAAGCTGCCAGCTACCGTCTTGCGGGAACGTGTCGGAAGTCCACGCAACGGCGTACGTCCCGGCGCCGTCGGAAGTGATGGGGTCGGGGCGGTCGATGCTTTTGGCGTTGAGCCCCTTGCGAGCCCGTGACGCGAACGGCACCAGTTCTTTGTTGACGACACGTTCAAGCGTCTTGGCGTCGTCTGTTTTGACGGCACGGTCGGAGATGGCGAGGTCGACCGTTGGTCTCATGCCGGCCCCACGAACTCGATGATGACGATTAGGCCGTCACGGCCAGCGCCACCCGCAGCGCCAGCTCCTCCAGCGAACACGAGGGCCCCTGAACCACCTGAGCCTCGGGCCTGGCCTATTTCACCCGCCTGACTGAGCGCCTGGGCGAGAGCCGCGGTACCCATCGTGTACGCCCGGCCTCCACCTCCCCAAAAAGAGGGACCACCGTAGCCGCTCGTTCCCGTGACGATGTCAGTCGTTCCGTCGCAAGAGCCGGCGATGCCGTAACCACCGGGTCCGCCGAACACACCCTGACCCGTCGAGGTTCCTGACGTGGACCCCCCGCCGCTACCTCCAGCGCGTGATTCGGTAGTCGCCGCGTGGTTGAGGCCTGAGCCGATGCCGGGGGAGCCGCCCGGAGCGACTACCAGCGTCCCGATGGACGTGTCTGACCCGGCCCCGCCGTCTCCTCCCGACGTGCTACCAGCGGTGCCGCCTGTCCCGACCGTGGCGGACTGAGACGCCCCCACTTCGGCGGCGGTCATGAGGGCGATTCGGCTTGAGCCG